TCTATACCCTTAAATTTATATTGGTTTACTACTGCCATTATTCTAAAAAGAAACTCTTAGCTTCTATCTCCTGTTTTACTTCTTCTTGAAAAGAAGAATTTAATTTTGTTATAATACCGTCAAGATCCCTGATCAATGATTGTATATTTTTTTGTTCATAATCTTTAGCTGCTCTAGTTAATGATTGTACAATTTTTGCCATTATAAAATACTTGCTAAGCCTCCGTTTTTAAAATTTACTCTACCACCAAAGAAGTATCCGGCTCTACCACCATCTTTCATGTCATAATCTTGATCATAATTTCCAGGATTACCTGTATCTTTGTCTACCCCATAAGAATCCATATCGTCTTTTGAAGCTGCGCCTGAACCATATCCATACTGTGTATTAATTTCTGCATCTATTTTATCGCGCATTTCTTTTTCTGCTTTTTTCTGCGATCTATAAAGAGACCCTGCTCCGGAAAAAGGACCTAAAAACATACCACTTATACCTGCTTTAACTAAATCCATTTTATTTAATTGTGCTTGATTATTTTCTATATCTTCATCATCAATAGTACCTTCTTCAATATCATATTCAAAATTAGTTTGAGGTTGACCCACAGGCGTAAAATTTGGTTTATCAACAATTGATTTATATCCATAATCTATAGGTCCAGTATCAATGGGTCTATCATCTCCATTAATTGGTGGATAAATATATGGAGTTTGAGACATAATTCCAGAACCAGATACGTTGCTAAAATCTAATGGTTCACTTCCTGTAAAATCATCTTGTAAATATTTATTGTTAGAAATAAAATCAAAACCTTGTGACTTAGCAAATGGGTTTCCTACAGCCATTATCTTCTTCCTCCTGGATGTATATCTAATCTAAACGTACCTAGTTTCCAATCTTCATTGGTAGTTGTGTTAGCAATTTCTAATGCAACCTGTCTTGCACGAACTCTTATATCTTTTTTAGTTGTATCTGAATTACAAGTAAACGAAGTAGTAGTTTCATCACTGTTTGGGTACAGTCTTGTTTTAAATTTAACAGCCGTGTTACCGGTTTGACTAATAAAATCTGGTATAAATCTACTAATTCTCATAATGTATTCTCCATCTCCTCTAAGATCAGGCATGCCTGCAACTGCTCCCGTTGAAGATCTTTTTTGTGTTATATCAAAATCACCAGAAATTATGTTACCGATAATAGCAGTAACTATACCCCCTGAATTAATTTGATCAGTCCCTGTTTCCTGGTTATAGTATATAGAACTACCTTGCGTATTACCAGTAACATCGAATGAAGCATTATCTGAAAGTCTAAAATAAGTTGCGTGAGGTCTATCAAAAACTGCTGAATCCTGCCATGCCGTCCTAGGTAATGTACCTGTTGTCCATATAGGACGTTCACGAGAAGAATCTAAGTAGTTATAAGTAACTACTCTATCAATTTGATCTGATGCAGCTGTGCAATAGAACCAATTTATTTCTCCAAATAAATTATTTAACCCTGCATTAATAAGATCTCTTGATGTAGCATTAATATCATCGTAAACATGGTCTTCTACTAAACAAGGCATAGATTGTAATTGACCATCGTATCTAAAGAAACCATTTTCTGACATCCAATAAGAAGAACCATCAACTTCAATACAAGCATTTTTACCAAACAATCCACAGTTGGTTCCTACTTGTTCAAAAGAGAAAGTAAATGGCTGGCCTACAAATTTCATTAAAAATAATGCAGTATCAGTCCATACATAAATAGAGTCCCTACCTTTAATGGCACCCATAATTTTAGAACCATCGGCAAGTCTTTGAGTACCGGATGTATTTTCAGCTTTCGTCACATAAGCATCTGCAGTATCAATATTTTCTTGATCCGAGAATCTAATAAACATATCATCTTGTGTTGTTGGTGTACCTACTGTTGTCTCAGTTCCAAAAAATACTAAGTGTCTATCCGGAGTTGAGACCAGTACATGACGTGAAGCCGTTGGTGCGTTTGCTAAAACTGTTGCTCTTGTAGATGTTGCATTAGTTGCTGATGCATCCCATTCAAAACATTTACCATTATAAATAAGTGCAATAAGTTTTGTACCATAGTTATCAAGAACCCATAAACCAGGGTCAATTGTAAAGTCAGAAGAAGCCGGTTCTCCCCAAGCAACAAAACTAGATATATTTGTAACTGCAACTCCTGCATTGTGTGTGGCTTTTGTAGTTCCGTTTGCACCTCTTGCACCTCCACTTAAAGTATTTGTTGTAGTGTTGTTTGCTGTAAAACTTATGTCTTCTGTTCCTATTCTAATTTCACCTGATGATGGAAAAGCTGCTGAGTTTGCAAGAACTATACTTGTTGTAGTAGTGTTAGTCAAAGCTGTTTGTAAAGTCGTTGCCGACGGACCAATGGAAGTACCACCGTATAAACCTGCTCCCCAACCAAAACCACCTAGTTGTTGTGCTGGTCCAACAGTAAAATAACATGCTATCTTTGTAGATCCCGCAGTACTTAAAGGAGTGCCTGTTTCATTAGCATCCATTGTGATTGTAAAAGTTGTACCACCTGGCACAGACGTAACCATAAATTTTTTATCTTCAAACGTGGCATTTGTAAAAGTAGAATTGCTTAGACCAGTTACGTCTTCAAATAATACAATATCATTTTCCAACAAACCATGATTAGTATTACATGTTACTGTAACTGTTTTTGAATTTGACGTACTTGTAAAATTAGCACCTGTTAACGTAGTTCTAATTGGATGAATGTCATAATAAAGACCACCAGAATATACATATAAAATCTTACTAGTTCCTAGTGCAGCATATTTAATACCGGCATTATCATCCCAATGATGAATAGCTCTAACGGCTCCTGTTAATTTTGACTCACCTAACTGTGTCCAGCCACCAATTTTTTCAGGTGTACCATATCTAAAACGAACATTGTCTCCGTCAAACCACTGCCCCTCGGCCCCGGTCTCTGTAACTTGTTTGTTGAACCCTGGTGCAAAACCTAATTTTTGTAACATATAATTCCACTATAATACTATTTTACAAATGATGGTAGACCCAACATAGGACGGCCATCAAATTTATTTTTTTCAGCAAATGGGCCATTTACATGATTATAATGTAGAAATACTTGACCGCAAATGTTCCCGTCAAAAGGCTCTCGCCAATGTTCAAGTTCACAGCCACTATATACTAGCATATCTCCTACTTCAAGCAAGACTTTAGTGCCTTCTATGAATATTGCCCACGGCTCACCACCCAAGTGTATAGTAGTAGATATCTCACAACTTGGTCTATCTTTATGTTTTTTTAATTCATCACCTTTTTTATATAATCTTGCATAAGAGTAAGTAGGTATCAAATCTAACCCAGTTTCTTGTTGCATTTTTGGTAACACTTTAACTAGTAGGGTCTCCATTACATGATCTGAATAATGAGAGTAAGTGTTAGGGATTTGTGAGTCAGTCCAAGTACCTAACATTCCGGTGTTATAAATTATGTTGTTGTCATACATAAATTTAACCGCATCTCTTTTAAGTAAGAAATAGTTAAATATAAAATTAGCTAACTCGTAGTTAATAGCACCTTTGATTACTTGATATTTATTAAACATTATACCATAATTCTTTTCTGTAAAAAATTAAACGACACAGATATTCTTATATCATCTGATTTATTGAGATCAACACAATGATTAACCCAAGATGGAAACATAATTAAACGTCCAGCTTTTGGTTTAAAATGTACTTCTTTCCATAGATGTTTTGGTTCTTCTTTATTATTTTTTATAGGTCGAGACATTAGAGACATTGTCTTTGTATCGTGTAGTTCTAAATTGCCACATTTTTCTGGAGTTTTAACATAGTAAACCCCAGACCATAATGAATTAGAATGTATATGAGGTTTATTAAATCCATCTTTGTAATTTATGTTAGCCCACATATTACCTAAAAAAGGTTCTGAATCTAAACATTCATCTTTGTATATTTCTTGTTGTGCAATATACAGTTCTTCTATTAAATGTTTATACTCTGGTTTTGTATGCATATTTGTAGAAGAGTGCCAACCGTTTATGTTTGTTTTTTTTACACTTGGATTTTTTTTAGACCAAGTTATGATTTGTTCTTCTAAATATTTATTGTATTCTGGTGTGCCTACATCTTTAATATAAACAGGTGTTGCAAAAAAAAGTTCTCTATGCATTATTTAAAAGGTTCCCCACCAAACCACATTACTAAAGATTTTCTTAGTCCTTTAGTAATAGGCACTACTCTATGATTAATAAAGCTTGCAAAAAATATAGCGTGTCCTTGTTTAGGTTTTATAATATTATTTGGTTTTGCTAACTCTAGTCCACCACCTTCAAATTCAGACTCGTGAGATAACACAAGGGTCATAGATATTTTTCTAACAGGGGGTTCTTTAGCCATAACTAAATCACAATCCATATGCCAATCATAAAAACCACCTTCAGGATATTCTGTGTATTGTGCTTGTTCATTAATAGCCATGTTTTCAAAACCAAAATGTCTCCTACTAATTTTATGCATCGTGTCTTCTAATTTTTTATACATTGGAATTGAATCGGGTTGATCAAATGGTATCCAACTAATATGAGATATTCTAGTTTTAGTATCATGAACGCCTCCATCTCCTCCACCTATTTGTGCATTTTGTGGTGGCATAGCTCTTCCTAGTTTACTAATAATATTACATTGTTCAGGTGTAAATATAGGTTCGGTTGTTTCAACCATATAACTTTTCCAATTAGGTTCTGTATGCATCATTATTTAATTGCTCCGACTAAAACTTTTTTTTCTTTAAAAGAAGGTTTAGCATAGTGTAATATTTTTGCATCAAATATAATTACTTTTCCTTTTTCAGGAGCTACTTCTATGTTCATAGGTTCTTTAAAAACAGTATCTCCATCTGCATCATTTAAATATACTATAAAACTATATTTCTCATTAGGGTGGTTGTGTTGTTTTTGATAACCGCCTTCATTATATTTAATATAATGTAACCAAAAAACTTCTGTTTTAATATCTTGCATAGGAAGAATTTTATTTAATAATTTATGATTAAATAAATTAATTATATTATTAGTTTGAACACCTTTTTGAGTACAAGTTCCTTTATAAATTTGTTTACCGTCATAGGTATTTATTATTTCTATAATTTCATCTACAAATTTATTATCTAAATAATAAGAAGAATGTATCATTCCGCTCCTCTATTATTTATAGGGTTGTACTCTACGTCACAATTAGCTGCAAGAGTACGCCTAACTTCATCTGTTGAATTAAAAGGATAAACTGTATGTCTCATATCATAAGGGAATACATAGAAATCTCTTTCTTTTAAATTAGGTTTATAATCTACATTTGCAAACTGACCAGACGAAGAACCCAATATTTGTAGTGTTCCATTTGATGGGCTCTCAACTGCTGAATACTCAACACCATAATTTGTAGGTAGTTTTAACATCATTACAGAAGACAGTCCTGTAAATATACTGCCTTGATGAACATGTATTGGATTATACTCATGTTGTTTCATTTCATTAACCCAAACAGAATTTAAATGTGTTTTATATCCTTTAATTTTATTCCAATTTAAATAATGATGGTAAGTGTCCATAAACCATTGTTGAACATTTGTAGGTATTAAGCTATGTCTTTTCATTCTTGATTCATCTTCTCCATCGTAGAACAATGAATGTTCTTTTTCTATTTTCCCTGCAAGTTGTTTGTTTGCAGGATTAAGGCTATGAAAATTATTTTCATAAATATGATTAATAGAATGAAATACATCTAAAGGAACTTCGTATTTTATAACCGATTGACCTAAAAATACTGCTTTAAAATTTAATGTGTCCATATTTTTCTATAATCTTTTTTGGAATTCTTTCTATGTAAGGGTTGTACACTTTTCTAACTGGCCCATCAAATAGTTTATGCATATTACTACCAACAATTTTATCGTCATAAGATAAACCATTTACTTGTATTTGATTTAAATTATTAAACCTATGATTAAAATAAGGTTCCCCTAGGAATTGATATATTTTTCTAAACTCCTGTTCAGAATTTGTAACCATATCATCGTATTTTACATAGTGACACATACCTGGATAGTTGTACGAATTTTGAATTGCGTCTAACTCTTTAGCAATAGCTCCGTCTATATTCATCAACATCATTAACTTGTCAAAATCTGTTGTATGACCATATCTATTAGGAAATGCATCTGGATTTTCTGTGTACCATTGCATATAACTAGCAAGTACATCCATTAAATCTCTAAGTAATACTATACATTTAAAACCATGTTTAAAATGCTTGTTTACTAATTCAAGATTAGAGGGCGTTGTTACTGGACCACGGTCAATAATTATTCGTTGTGGCCAATGTTTATAAT